CGGGAGCCTATGCCAGCGGATCAGGACAAGACTATCTTGTTTCAGGTTGGCAACCACTATGTGCCAGCAATCCAAGATTCAAGGCATCACCTAACAATCCAACTAATGAGCCAGTAGATGGACAACTATGGTATAACCCTACATTTGCAGATGTTGATATTATGATCCATAATGGAAACACATGGGTAGGATATCGTCACAGTACATCTCAGTACTATGATGCAAATACCACAAGAGATAACTATCTACCTAAGGTTTCAGCAAGCAATCCATATACCAGCGGGGCTAACGGCACACAGACTGGCGACTTGTGGATCAGCACTGCTAATTTAGAAAATTTCCCAACAATTTATAGATATAATGCTAATCTAACAGATATCGCAAATGTATCTGAGCGTTGGGAGTTAGTTGATAAGACAGACCAAACCACAGAAGATGGCGTATTGTTTGCAGACGCCCGCTGGAATACCACAGGTACAAGCAAAGTACCAAGCACATTGCTTGATTTGATTACAAGCAATTTTTTAGATCCAGATGCACCAGATCCAGCATTATATCCAAAAGGAATGATGTTGTATAATCTAAGACGCAGTGGTGGTAATGTCAAGAAATATAGAAACGGTTATGTTGATCTAACAGCAGAGAATCCAAGAACAAGTGCAGCAACACTTTCAGGTGGAGCATTTGTCAGCGGTCAAGGTCAGACCATGGAGAATTATGAATCAGATCGTTGGGTGACTGCAAGTCCAAACAACGAAGACGGTTCTGGTTCGTTTGGTCGTAAGGCACAACGTTCTGTTGTAGTCGCAGCATTGAAGAGTGTTGTTGATACAAGCTCTGAAATACGTGATGAAGAAAGACGTAACTTTAACTTAATTGCTTGCCCAGGATATCCTGAGTTAATGAGCAACTTGGTCAATCTAAACATTGACAGAGGTATTACAGCGTTTGTTATCGGTGATACTCCATTAAGATTACCAGCAGATGCTACAAGTTTAACCAACTGGGGAACCAATGCTGAATTAGTAACCGATAACGGTGACGACGGTATCGTAACGTATGATGAATACCTTGCATGTTTCTATCCAAACGGTTTCACAACAGACTTAAGTGGTAGCAATGCAGTTGTTCCAGCAAGTCATATGATGTTGCGTACCATAGCGTTAAGTGACAATGTCAGTTATCCATGGTTTGCTCCAGCAGGTACAAGACGCGGTGGTATCACTAATGCTACTTCAGTGGGTTACATTGATGCAGCTACAGGCGAGTTCCAGACAGTGGCATTAACTGAAGGACAGCGTGATACACTTTATGATCTAAAAGTTAATCCAATTCCATTCTTCAACGGCGTTGGACTTGTAAACTACGGTCAGAAAACTCGCGCAAGAAATGCTTCAGCATTAGATAGAATTAATGTTGCTCGTTTAGTAGTTTATCTACGTAGTCAGTTGAACAAGTTAGCTCGTCCTTATATCTTTGAACCTAATGATAAGATTACCAGAGATGAGATTAAACAAGCTTGTGAAAGCTTATTACTCGAGTTAGTTGGACTACGAGCATTATACGACTTTGCGGTTGTTTGCGATGAAAGCAATAATACTCCAGCACGTATTGATCGTAACGAACTTTATGTTGACATAGCGATTGAACCAGTGAAGGCAGTTGAATTCATCTACATTCCATTGCGTGTCAAGAACACAGGAGAAATTTAAAAATGGCGATTACATCACTAAACAACATCGGCATTCCAACCACAAATGGCGGGGGATCTACACAGATCCTCCTTATGCCAAAACTTAAATATCGCTTTAGAGTGACATTGATTGGTTTTGGTGTAAATGCTGCTACTGAACTAACTAAACAGGTACAAGATGTTACCAGACCAAAAGTTTCATTTGAAGAAATGACTCTGGATGTTTACAACTCTAAAGTGAAGTTAGCCGGTAAGTATACCTTAGAAAATATCACTTTAACTTTGCGTGATGACGCCAGCGGTCAAGTACAGAAACTTGTAGGTCAACAGATCCAGAAACAATACGATTTCATGGAACAAGCATCTGCACGTTCTGGTATTGATTACAAATTTACTACCCGTATTGAAGTATTAGATGGTGGTAACGGAACAGCAGGACCGTTTACATTAGAAACATTTGAACTTTATGGCTGCTTCCTACAAAACGTAGACTATGGCGATGCCAATTATGCAACTAACGAAGCTATGACATGTGCTTTAACTATTTCCTACGATAACTTAGCACAATTCGCAGCAGGTGCTGCCGCTGTAAGTACAGTTGGTGGTATTGGTGCAGCAGTTGGAAGAACTGTAGCAGCACTTGGACGTGGTGGTGCAACTACTGGTTCGCAGAACCCAACAACTATCTAATATCGATAGTTTTAAAACAAAAGCCCGGAATTTCCGGGCTTTTTTTATCTTATAAATAATTGTATGGCAAACTATTTCACACGATTTTTAAAAGGTGCTGTTGAAGGAGCGACTAATCCAAAAGGACAGCAGAGTAACTATCGCCATGCCGAACGGCTATTCATCGATAACAATTTTAGATTATCCCCTAAAACTAAATTTTTATTTTATGTAAGATTTGATATCAATGCTTGGGCTGCTCGTTCTTCTGCGTTCACAGATAAACATAGACAGGAAGTGGGATTATTAGTAAAAGCCACCGACTTACCTAAATTCAATTTTGAGTCAGTAGTTAAAAATCAATACAACAGAAAAAAGATAATTTACAAAAATTTTAACTATGAGCCAATTACTATTACCATGCGAGACGATAGCCATGGAATAGTAAATGCCATGTGGGCACTGTACTATGGGTATTATATAGCAGACAGAGCACAACCGTCTTATGCATTTGATGCTAACCAGTACAGAAGTAAAGTCATGTCAAATGCATATAGATATGGATTAGACAACGACATCAGCGACGTTGGATTTTTTAATTCTATAGAAATTTATACATTAAGTCGCAGAAGATTTATAGGATATACTTTAGTAAATCCTAAAATTAAATCATGGAACCATGGCGGAATGGATTATAGTGCCAGTGATTTCAACGAATCAACTATGTCTGTGGAATACGAGGCTGTGAGATATTCGGCAGGAGATGTTGCCTATAACAGTCCTCAAGGTTTCGCACAATTACATTATGATCAAGTGCCCAGTCCGTTATCAGTAGCAGGCGGAGGAGTCAGTACATTACTCGGACCGGGCGGAGTATTAGACGGATTAGAATCCATCTTCGGTAATATAGGCAATGGTACAGCATTTAGTAATCCCAGAAATTTTTTATCTACAGCTATTGCCAGTATTAACACATATAAAAATATTTCTAATTTAACAGGATCGCAACTCAAGGCAGAAGCATTAAATGTTTTAACTAATCCAAGAGTGATTACCAGTGCTGTATCCACAGTAGGTGGATTGGTAGGTTCAATATTTCCTAAAAGTTCTGCAGCATCAAATAATCAAACCACAGATGCATCTCCTAAGAGTTTCCCAGCACCTCCAGACATAGGATAATAAATGGCAACTAATCTACCAGCGCAGATAATAGAAGACAGTGGTGCAGGTACCAATTTGTACTTCGATACATACGGCGAAGCACCATTAGAATTTCCATCAAATGATGTTGTGGCTACAATAGGATTTTTTACTTCGGTGGGGTTTGACAATGATGCCGCACAAGTATCAGCAATGACTATTCTTAGGCAGGCAAAAATTGATAGTACGCCTGTATTTCAATTATTAGATACTCTCAAAAGTTTTGACACCGCACAATTAAGTCAATTGGTCTCAGAGATATTAAACAATAATAGAGTTTCTACATCTGCTCTTGGTTTTAGAGTTTCAGATGTCAAGGTTAATCAGATAAGACAGATAGCAGCGTAATGGTTAAGTTTGCACAGGGTCGATTTGAAATGAAAAACCCTACTAAGTATGTAGGAAAGAAAACACCGTTGGCTCGCAGTTCTTGGGAATTTATTTTTATGAGAATGTTAGACGAGCATCCGGGTGTGCAAAATTGGGCCAGTGAAAGCATACAGATACCTTATAGAGATCCTATGACAGGAAAATATACCATATATGTTCCTGATTTTTTTATTGTATACAAAGACAAAAGTGGCAAAAAACATGCAGAAGTTGTAGAAGTAAAACCCGAAAGTCAAACGCTAAGAGAAAGTGTTGGTAAAAGTAGATACAATCAAGAACAATATATTAAGAATTTAGCCAAATGGGAAGCAGCCACGGCATGGTGCAAGCAGCAGGGATTAAGATTTAGAGT